GGAAAGACGGGTAACCAAAAAATGTTCTTAGACACCACATGGGCCCACCCTTATGAACAAACGTGGATGAGCTATATGTTCCAAGAGACTGTCAAAGGTAACCTAAAACCAGCCGTATTACTAGCGAGTCCTATCCACCATAATAGAATAGCGCACTACAAGCCAGAAGAAAGACGAGAGAACTAATATTTATTAGAGTATGCCATTCATTCAATACGAGCCATTTACTACGACTTTCGAAGCAGAGTCAACCATCTACCAAAAAGAGGTTAGATGTCAAGTTAGCGAAAACGATTTTAATTACACGTTGAATCCCAGCGCTATAAGATCAGGTACTTCAGGATCTTACATAGACGCAGTAACAGGATCAGAGTTTAGACCTTACGCAACTACTGTGGGTATATACAACGATGCAGACGAATTGTTAGTCGTTGGAAAACTATCTACTCCGTACCCAATTCCTCCTAATACCGATATGACTTTCGTTATTCGTTGGGATAGCTAAGATATTTATTAGAAAACAGTCTATGTCAAATTGGTTTACGTACGATGGTAATCACGATCCCATTAATTTTGTAAAACCGCTTACTCAGCTTTCTGATTTTCCAGAGAACGTGGTTGGATTCGTTTACAAAGTCACAAACAATAAGACCGGCAAATTCTACGTCGGCAAAAAAATCCTAAGAAACGTTCTAACAAAGACCCTAACAAAGAAGGAGATTTCAGAGTGGGTAAAACCAGGTCGAATCCCAAAGAAAAGAAAGGAGATCAAAGAAAGTAATTGGGCAGACTACTACGGATCTAGTAAGTTGATCATAGACGATATTAAACTGTTTGGTAAAGATATATTCACTAGAGAGATATTAAGGCTTTGCACCACGAAGAAACAGATGAGTTATTGGGAGACCTATTATCAAATGACCTTAAGAGTTTTAGAGGTAGAAAGCTATAACGAGAATATAGCAGGCAAATGGTACCGCAGGGACGTCAATCCCATCACACCCGAGCTCGAGGCCGAAGAGTAGTAACAATTACGATAAGATATTAAGCGAAAATAAAAGGGAGCCCAAATGAGCTCCCTTTCTTATTTACTAACTATATGATCCTAATACATTAAACCTCGGTGTTCAATTCCATTCATAAACTCTTCTTGATCTGTTAGAGCCAGACTGAATGTGTCCGGAAAGATCCAAGTGTAAGGAATGTTCTTGGTCGGTTTCTTTTCACCATGAGAGATTGCGATGTGCTTCCAAAAGAAACAGGTCTTGTCTTCAATGTTCAGATACTTCTGTTCAGTCATTGGGTTTAACGGGTGATTCACTAGCAGATCCATCTGATACAACCATTGCTCTGCCTGTTTGTTCTCAGGCGTGAATACTCCAGCTTCGTTAATAGTGTACTTAACTTTACCGTTTAGGTTCTGACCACCGAATATCTGGTGCAATCCATCGAAGTGACCAGTACCGCCGAATAGAATCGATTCAGGATCTACCAAGTGCGGATAACTCATTGCGATGTATCTTGCGGTGTTCTTACACGGATACAAAGGACTTCTAAAGTTTTGATGCTCTTTAAAGTACTTCTCAAGAATCTTTGCAAACTCCATCATTGTGTACTTTCCACGTTTACCATCTTCGACATTCTGTAAAACATAAGCTAATTCTTGACCAGCAATTCTAGGACCGTGTAGCAACCAACTCTTAACGTCTGTGCCCTTTGGATAATAGATTTGGAATAGATCGTTTCTTGCGTGGCGATTATTAACGAAGTGATCTTTAGTAGATTGTACTCCTTCTTTTGCCAATTTCATGAATGTGCCCCAATGTTCGTTACTAAAACTAAACACTAAAGTATAAAACATTCTTAGCGCGTTGTCTGTAACGTTGTCCCTCATGTAGTAACAGTAAGGATGTTCGTGCCAATGCAAGCGATGAGAGAAGATTTGATACTCTGTCTTTAACAAAGAGTCTTTTCTGTTATCGAATTTTTGGCAGAACTCAAAGAACTTTTCGATACGCTGATCTAACGACCAATCTCGCATCCAAGAGTCCTTTGGTTTTTTGCCTTTAAATTCTACTTCGCAAGTGTTTGGAAATAAAATTTCACTCATTATTTTTTAGTTTTTCTTGTGTTTGGTCTTTTAATAAAGGTAGAAGGTTTCTTTGCATAATCGGATACTGCGTACTTTAAAATGATATCCTCTTCTGTTTTATTCAATTTGTATATCTTTCTAACGTAGCGTTCAGATCTTGGAATAATCAAAGAGTTTTGAGTACTGTTAGGTAAAGGTCTAATTGAATTTGGTTCTGTCTTTAGAATGTTAAGATCAACTTCTAGTAACCAACCATCGTATTCGTTTTCCCATACCATAGGAATACTTAAGATGTAAAGTTTCTCGCACTTTAAAGCGTGTTCTACTTGTTTACCTGAATCCGCATCCAATGCCCAACAATTGTGAGTGTGATAAGGAGAGATCGTTTTTAATTGAGTAATCGTTGGTGTTTGTCTGTCAAAAAATACTAAGTGATCGTTGTATCCGTATGGATCTGGGTTGATATGAACTTTGTAGCCCATATCCTGCATAACGTTGTTAAATATTTTTTCTCCTGTTAATCCTTGGATGTGGATGTTTTTTGTCTGCTTTGCAGATTTGTTTGTTGTGTGAGCCATTATTTGTTATAATGTTGTTGTACCCTGTCCTTGTATTGCTCTTCTGTTATAAGAAGTGATTTAAGTACCTTGTCATCGGAAGGGTGTTCTGTAATACCGTTAAAACTTGGGACAAGACCAAGATCTAACATTGCTTTCTGTCGACCGTATGGATGGTCTATAATCTTGCTGCTGTTCCATACATGATCGAAATCTAAGTGATCGTAGTCTGCTCCGGGTTTTACGTAGTTCTCAATCCATCGAATTGAGTCGCACGTTACGTCCTCTGCGTTGTACGGATAACTGCCAGTGTCGTCGTATATCTTCATCATTACTGAATCCAAAAATACTTCTTCTTGCATTTTAGTAGACTTCTTTGCTAAATAGCTAACGCATTCCTTTGCGTTCGTACCGTAATAAAATGGACTTTCACGGTTAACGAATTCAGGGAACCAATCGGCTATGTCAGCAATAAATGCAGCGTACTGAAATCTGAAAGCTCTAAGGCCTCTGTCTGTATTCCACTTAAACATAAAGTCTCCTACTTCTCTCAAGTCTTTTTTATCGCCATTCTCTAAGAAGCTAGCTACGTCTTCTGCAAGTTGTGGAACGAATTCGCAAAGGAAATAATCTCCTCCACGTTTGTAATTGCCTTGAGGTTTAGGAAAACTTGGGAACTGATAGCCTACCGATGTGTAGAATGGTTTAGTGGCTCCTTTTATGATGTCTATCAGCTGAGGTATATTGTCAGCTTGATGCATCTCGAACAAGAGCGTGTTGTGATAGCCTGAAGGCTTCATCGAGTAGTTAATACCAGAACCTGTTAATCTGTGAAACAAGAACAAATAGATCCACTCCTTTAAACCAAACACGCTGCGCTTGCCTGTCCAATTTTTAGAAACGGTTTCTCTCTGTTTTGTCATATGACCTTGAGTCATTTTATTCCAGTAAGGGTGATCTTCGGAAAAACCATAAAAAACATCGTTAACTATCTGTGAGAATCCCGCATACTTTCTTTCAACCACGTCGTATAGTTCAACGTGTTTCATTAAGTCATCGGGCACAGAGCTATCTGCATGTTTTATAATTCCTAAGTTGCACTCTTCTTGTTGTGTTTTAGCCATTTGGTAATAGCGTAAAAATTCTTCGTAATACGGTGTGGTTGTAATCCACTTTTGGTTTGCTGTAATCATATTATTTATTTTCTAGTATTCTTCTTGTTTCCATTCTCTTCCACATAGCTTCGGTGTGTATGTGATAGTATTCGGGATCTGTATCCAACCAATGCTCTTCGTCTACCCACTCCTCTCTACCAAATCCGATACCTGCAATTTTAAGATGCACTGCGCCTTCACGTTTTAATGCAATGCGTTTAGTTTTCTCTATAGCTTCACCTTGAGTTCTTGCCATAACACAGCAAACATAATCTTTTAAATTATTCCAATTAGGTTGTTCCTCTCTCGAATTAGTGTAGTGTGCGTAATAAACTGTCATAGGCTTAGGTGTACCTTGTTCTCTTAGTACTCTTTCTTTTTCGGTTCTTGCCCACTCAACGTAGAAGTTTAGTACGTGATCTTCTGGTTCTACTTCGTAATCGAAACATTGGAATATTCTCCATGAATCTATTGCGTACTTACCAACTCCTTTAAGTCCAATTAATTTATGAACAGGAATATAGATAGGATTGCCATACTCTTGTACTAACTCCAACCACTGATAGGAGAACTCCTTCCAAGCTTTTACTCGTTTGTTATAAAAACCTAAAGGCTTGATTATCGCTATGACCTCTGCGTCAGGGCAGTCGATTAAACGTTCTGCTGTGTTGCATTTGTTAAAGAAGTGTTCTCTAACTTCGTCCACTTGTCTGTGATGTGTTTGATTTAGCATGAAACAGACCATTAGCATTTTCCAAGGGTCGTCTCTGTACTCTTCCTGTCTGGTGAGGTAAGGTGATGTCTGTAATCTCATAACTTTTATTGTAATCAAATATACGAAAAATCTATCAAATCTATTCGTTTAAGTTCCTAGTAACATAGAAATAGGGGCTGGGGCCCCTACTCTTATAATAATTCGTATGTAACACCGAGTTCTTTTAACTTAAGTTCTGCCTCTTCGAACTGAGCGGCCTCTTCGAAACAGAGTGCTCTCATTTTAGGTCTGAATGCTACTAGTTTTATTTCGTCGCATTCTATTGCTTGTTCGTCCACCTCTTCCACTATCAAAACTTGCATAACTTACATTTTTTGCTATTAATAATCTCTCTTAGAAGCAATCGTATCTTTAACGAATTGCAAAATTTCTCTAAAGTCGAATCCATCACCCATTAAACCTTCGATACCGGCTTTTATTTTATCTCCTCCCAATTGATTAAATCTATCGTCGTCGCTCATATCCATATCGCCGTCATCTCCTTGAGTAATTTGATCGATACCAGTTTTGATAGAACCGAATGGATCCTCATCTTCTTCTATAGATTCCTCCATACGAGAATCAGCGCTTTTTAAAATATCTTTAAAGTGAGTTAGTATTTCAGGTTTGCTTACGCCATCATCTAATAGATCCATGATATCTTCTTCCCAAGTATGATTCCAGTCTTGCGCGCCTTCGTTTACCGTATCTTCAATTTCGCTATGATCTTTACTAATGTTATCGTTCTTATCGTGATCAACTTGAGTGCCATGATCTTCAGCCATTTCTTCAGAAGGCTTAAGCATTTTTTCTAATGTAGTGAATACCTTCGCCATTAAAGCCATGTAACCTTCTTTAGTTTTCCAAAGATCTGTACCAGCTCCAACTACTTTTTGTATCTTTGGCTCGTCCATATATCCGTCTTCTGAATCGTGAAGTTCAAAAGCAATACCGTCAACTCCTTCCCATCCTGGTGTAGCGTAGATGTGTGCGTTAGGATATCTAGGATTTTGCCAAGCTATTGCGCCGCCTTGAGTCTCTTCTGCAGTCCAACCTTTTACAGTTTGTCCAGCTATTTCTGTATCCCACTCAGAAGCTTCATTACCTAATTATCTTTCCAATTTGCAGTGTCAGATCCAGCAAAAATATCGTCTGCTGTTTCTTCTTCTTCTTTCATGTATGGAGGTTTGTAAGCCGCAGCTTTAGCTCCTTTTATAGTATTCTTATCGTGATCTTTAGCAACTTGTTTGTCCAAAGTATCGCTTGATCTATGGCGTCCTAAATTAACTCTCGTGTTAGCGTGTGCCATTTTACCAGCACCTAAACTTTTAACGTTATCGCCGGCCATTTCGTTTTTCCAACCTTTATCCGGTCCTGTTGGAATATCTAAATAGTGAGATTGCTCTTGATCGTC